AATATTATAACGGATGGCCTCCACGTGTCAAAAATCTATAGAATAGAAGGTATACTATATATTGGCACCAATACACCAATAACATGAGTAAGAGTTGAGAGCCTCAATCGGTGTACACCCTTCTTATTACAGAAATGCCACTAGAAACTCTCTCAACTAGATGAAGAGTATATATGAACGCGTCTATATAAATGATAAACATTAACACACATATTCATAACACACATATTCATAAGAACCCTTGTTCAACATCAACCCAGTTCATCGTCTTACTTCAACAACATCGTCCGTGCATTTCCAGTAAGTAGTTCATAATCATTATCAGTTCGAATTACCCAGTTTGTTCATGTTCAAATTAGATGAAACTGCACGGAATAGAAAATAACCCGTTCATGTTATTGTCTTCATCTTAATCGGACTGTTCAATTGTCATAACAGGTATATAATTGGCGGCCACTTCCGCTGCGCGGCCTCATTTTCATATATGGATTCTCAGTTAGCAAATCCACCTAACGCGTTCAACTATATAGAATCTCATAGAGATGAATATCAACTGTCTCATGATCTAACTGAGATAGTTCTGCAATTTCCTTCCACGGCGTCGCAATTAACGGCAAGACTTAGTCGGAGTTGTATGAAAATTGACCATTGCGTCATAGAATATAGACAACAAGTACCAATTAACGCGACGGGATCAGTAATAGTGGAGATTCATGACAAACGAATGACAGACAACGAGTCATTACAAGCATCATGGACATTTCCCATCAGATGCAACATAGATCTCCACTATTTTTCGTCATCATTCTTTTCCTTAAAAGACCCCATTCCATGGAAACTATACTACAGGGTTTCTGATACCAATGTTCATCAAAGGACTCATTTTGCCAAGTTCAAAGGAAAACTGAAATTGTCCACAGCGAAACATTCAGTAGATATCCCATTCCGGGCACCAACGGTGAAAATTCTGTCAAAACAGTTCTCACATAAAGATGTCGACTTTTCGCATGTGGACTATGGTAAATGGGAGAGACGACCAATTAGGTCCACATCAATGTCCAGATTTGGACTACCAGGCCCAATTGAATTGAAACCCGGAGAGTCATGGGCCTCCAGAAGCACAATTGGATTGACACATACAGACTCAGAGTCAGACATGGAAAATGCAACACATCCATATAAAGAACTCCATCGCTTAGGAACAAGCGTTTTCGACCCGGGTGAATCGGCTTCAATAATAGGTGCGCAGAGGGCCCAATCAAACATTACAATGTCAGTTGCCCAATTAAGCGAGTTAGTCAGAACTACCGTTCAAGAATGTATTAACAATAATTGTACTCCTTCTCAACCAAAAACATTGAAATAAATTATGTTTATTATTGTATAACATGTTCAAAATTGGATATTCAGTATATAGCCGTTCAGCCAACATAATCAAGATCGAACGATACAAATGTGGATGCTTTAGACATGGCATCCGACATCCAACAATAATAAACTAAGATAGCGTTTTTACTTATATTATCATACACCCCATTAGATGAATCATGATCAAGGTCTTTAAATGTAGCCCAACAATTAAAACGACGAGTAGATAACCCAATCGATCCATCAAGGTCAATCATTGCAGTGTCCTTCTCCACAGATACAACTCGCTTTAATACATGACGAATATAGAAGCGGTCTTTCAAAGCTGGGGTTATGCACAGGTTACCATGACTATGTATTCTTGCACCGAATAGTTCATCAAAGGTATGCAAAACCCCAGACGCACTGAGATGAGGTTTGCGGTCCATAACAATAACAAGAGAAAATACTCCGTCTATTTTGGGACATAAACCATCCATATTCACATCAGCATGAACACGTTCAAATTTCACCGTGCCTTTGAAACGTAAACGTTTCAACTTAATATATGACCTGGATCGATTGGGTTCCGTCTTACCCAAATGAGGATAACTAATGAACGTAGAGATGGCAGCATTATGGGCTAACACAAAATCAGGCCCATACTGATTCTCATGTATACGTTTAGATGACATTTTGGAATCATCATGAACATTGCTGCCATAATTTAATCGACGCTTACCATCTTTAACATCCTTTCCTTTAACATAGGTGGATCGCTTAAACACATTATTTGAGCGTCGATGTGAATAAAATGAACCGCGCCTATATTTTCTTGGATACATGTTAAAGCGTCTTTCTGCACAATTAAATATTCGAATCTTGGTCACTCATTATATATACAAAAACATTAAACATATCATTTAACTTACCTCCACAGACAATATTTAATTGGGCCACGTTTTATCATAGGACAATGTGTCAGACAACATTACCGTTAGACAATTGACCAAGACTCCTAAAAAAAACGTGCAAAGAGACATAAAAAGACGCACTAGCAATTCAAAATTCAAATTCAGTAGACCGATAAGAGAATTTGAACGGTAGATACCATGTCCACGTCATAACACATTTATCGATTTGCGCACCAAGTGGGAATGCGTCAGAGAGTGGGAGCCACCACGTGGGAGTGCGAGAGGATACACCACGAACCCCGGTCGGCCATCCGGT